CAGCTCCACTAGTAGAGGTATAATGCCAACTAAGAAACTACCCTGCCTTGTATCCAACTCGTTCAAACTGAACGGGGCGGAAAACCATATAGTACCCTACTGGGTAATAGACGGCACGAGGACGGGAGAATCTGTGTATGGCTATAAGAAGAAGATTAGGGACGGGGTTAACGCCTCTTCACCCTTCTCTTTGGATCGAATATACCAGGATGACCAGAAGCCCGCAAGCGGTTCCGTCAGTCGGAGACTCGTCGCTTGGAACGGAAGTTCCTTCGTCGATATCTATACTGATAGTCTTGCTTTCGACGGACATTATGGCAACCTTACCAACTTTGGTGTCGCTCAGTTTGGACACTTAGTTGGAATTTCTACATCGGCTGAGGCCGAGGCTCTCGCGAAGGTGTACGACAAAATCAGAAATGATGCGTACGGCGCCAACGGACTCCTCTTCTTAGGGGAGCTTCGAGAGACTATCCACATGCTACGTAACCCGTTAGAAGCAGCTCGTAAAGCGACGACCAACTACCTAGACCGTTTAAAATCCGAACGGTCGAAAGCTAGAAGGTTGAAGCAGCGCAAGTCTGAGACTGACGCTGCCATCCGACGTAGACAGTTAACCGCTGTTAAAGACGGTATGGCAGGATCGTGGCTAGAACTGCAGTTCGGTTGGAAACCCGCGGTCTCCGATGCCAAGGAGATTTGTGGGGCGATACTGGACGCGCTCAATGGCGAAGCTCGAAGGAGCAGAGTCAGAGGCAAGTCACCTGCAGTTGAGAAGGCCGAAACCGGCACCACTGTTTTGCAAGTAGCCACTAATCTGTTGGTGACCACAAGTCGCACAACATTTACGACGGCGAACGTTCAATATGTAGTCGGGTTGAAGCACTCTTTGGACGGCCCTAGTGCCCTAAGTAGTGATATGTTCAGAAGACTGGGGTTTCAATTCCAGAATTTTGTTCCTACCATCTACGAGTTGATACCGTATTCCTTTATTATAGATTATTTTAGTAATCTGGGGGATATAGTATCAGCAGCTTGCACAGATACGTCAGGCGTGTTCTACGTGGTGCGTACAGAGCGTCAAGAGACTCGGGTGATTCTTAACGAATCATTCAGTTCTTACGACGAATCCTGGACTAACAACACGTGGCATGCGCAAGGCATATATGGCGAGTTGCACGGGCACCGGAACTTCCGGCATTTGACAATCACTCGTACTTGTCCATCTTCGCTGCCTATTCCATCACTAACGCTAACGGTACCTGGTATCGATAGCACTAAATGGTTGAATATGGCCGCGCTGGTGGCGGGTGCTCGTGATTTTCGTTTCCGACGTTAGCCTTGCGGCCCGTCGGGAGATCTCAAACCCTCAATTGAAAGTTGGTCCATCATGACCTTTTCCATTACGAGCCCCATCACGGGGCAAGCCCAGACCGGCCTCACCTCTCCGACGTACACGGTGGTCG